CTGGCCTAATTTAAAAGACACTGATTGGCCTACTATTCCTAGTTAAACACTTGTAATTAATACAACAAAGTGCTATTAAGCACTTAAAAATGAACTCAGGAATTTTTATGTCACTGCACCTGTTAAGTGCAGAGGAAATCCTAACTTACTGGCCTCAAATCTCACCTCATATAGATGTCGCACTTGAGCACTCTGTTGGCGAGATAACCACATTCCAGACCTTCAAACATGCTATGAACGGACAGATGCATGTTTGGATATATGTGGATCAGAATAAGATAACCTCTGCATTTGCTACCCGCTTTTTAATCTTCGACAACTGCAAAGCACTGCAAATAATGACTTTCGGTGGGTCTGTCTCAGATTGGGAACTAACACAATCTGTGCATTCAATCTTTGAGCAATTTGCCAAGGAAAACAAATGCCAAAATATCCAAATCTGGGGCCGAAAAGGATGGGTCAAGCGTTTGGAAAACGTAACCAGCAAGAGCGGCACGAAGTACAAGTCCCTCTACACAGTAATTTCGATGGAGATTTAAAATGACTTTGATTAACCCGTTTGGGATGAGCCGATATCTGCACCCTCGCCATGCGGGATTGATCGTGTACAAAGGTGGTGGATCATCCATAACCAATACCGGGTTGGGCGATGATCAATTTAGTACCCTTCAGACGGGGCAAACTGATATTCGCTCTGACATAACAGAACAAGGCGAAGAGGCTAAAACATACGCAGATACGTTCACCGCCAACCAAGAAAATATAACAAATTTAATTGGTACAGGTTCTACGGGGGAAGGCATCCCTGCGACGGGGTTGTACGGGCAATTTTCAAATCAAACTGACCTGCTATCAGGCTTGGGTGAGAGAATTAACACAGGATTTACCGACCTCACTGGCACGATTAATACGGAGACAGCGAATCTCGCAGAGGGGCAATCCGGGCTTATGACCGGGCAAAGTGGGTTAGTAACAGGTTTAGAAGGACTCCAGGCAGGGCAAGATACCGGTTTTACAGATATAGGAACTCGCTTCGATACCGTAGACCAAGCTAATGTAAATATGCAGACTGCCGTGGACGAAGGTTTTCAAGATCAAGCGCAAGGTTTTACGGACGCTAACGCCAATATGTCTGCAGGTTTTGCGGATAGTGCTACTGCCCTAAACGAAGGTTTTAGTGATGCAGGTGCAGCTCTAGACACTGGATTTTCAGATACTGCATCGCAACTTACCGATACCCAAGCAAATGTTTTAGCAGGACAGCAAGGTCTTGATTCCTCTTTAACTACACTGAGCGATGCTGCCGATATGTATGCAGCACAATCTTTGGAAAATCAGGAGGGTCTTCAGTCGGGGCAAGACGCATTCGTAAGTAATTTTGACACATATGTAGACCGTTATTCTGACGATGTAAGTCTTGCAAACCAGTTTAGGACTGATCTTGAAGAAGCGCAGACCAACGCATTTTCTGCGCTGCGAGAAGATCAACTCAACCAGTTTAATTCCCTCGGTCAGAACATAAGTGATTTTAGTAACACCAACCAGAGCAATGTTGACCAGCTTAATCAAGCGGTATCCAGCGGTTTCAGCGGCACCTCTATGGAACAGCAAATTTCTAATCAAAACCAGACTAATGATCTTAATAGCATCCGTGGTCTTTTACAGACTACTGGTCAATCTTTGGATGCTACCACCCGTGATCAGTACCAAAAACTTACTAACGCATTTGACCAACAAGGTAACCTCATTACCCAAGGAATCGATGATCAAGGCAATACTGTAAGAAGACAACTAGATGCCCAAGGTGCGGTCATTGAAACTCGCTTTAATCAATCTGGTAATCAAATTGGGCAATTCCGCATGGATGTTGGTCAGATGATTGCCACAGCTAATAACTTTGTATCAGGTCAAATTTCTAACGTTGGCGCTGATACACAAGCTAGATTTGATGTGCAAACTGGCACACTAAATGCCCAAGGTAAGTCCCTTCTAACTTTGGCTAGTCAGAATACTTCTTTGGATCAAACAGTCCGTAATGGATTTATGAACGTTGCATCTGCGTTTGATAATAGCGGCACTCTTATTGGGCAATCTGCTAACGATCTTGGAACAATACAACGTCAAATTGATCAAAACGGAAACCTAATAACAACTCGGTTTGACCCGACAGGCGGTCTAATAGATCAATCATCCTCAAATATTGCTAAATCTATTGCTGATGCAAGCAATGCAATGCAGTCAGGGCAGACGGGGTTGTCCACAAACATTAATGCGCTGGGAACAACTTTAGATCAAACAAGTTCAAGTTTAACGGCAGAAAGTGGCGATCTTCGCAGTCAAATTAGGGCAGGATTTAACGCTAATAATCAAACAATGAATGCTCAAGTCAGAGACATGGCTAGAGTAGCTTCTAGCATCCAAGACTTGGACATTAGTAGACGGCAAGACCTTTCGGAATTATCGGAAGCATTTGATGATCAGGGCCAATTAATACGGTCAACGGTTGCAGAGAATGGTGTGACAACTGCCCGTGCCATTGATCAAAATGGTAATCTTATGCTCAGAGCCTTTGATGCCACTGGCAATGAACTCGGCAACAAAGTTGTAGATATTAATCAACAGTTAAACTTCCTCGGAGAATACGGATATTTGCCGGGGGCTAATACCAGCATGGGCAATCTAAGCCCTGCTGTGCAAACAAATAATAGTGGCTTCATGTCACCCTTTACTCAAACAAGGTAAAATATGCACCCTCAGAAAATATCTCCACAGGGACTAAACTTAATCAAGAAGTTTGAAGGTCTGCATCGTGTTCAAGACGATGGAATGATCAGCAGCTATCGTTGTCCAGCAGGAAAGTGGACGATTGGATGGGGGAGTTGCAAAGGCGTCCGTTCTGGTATGAAGATCACAGTTGAAGAGGCTGAACAACGGCTTTTAGAAGACATTGCAGAACATGGAAAAGCAGTAAAACGGCATGTAAATGTTCCTCTTACACAGTTTCAATATGACGCTCTCACTAGCTGGGTATTCAATATTGGTGCGGGGGCAAACTTCCAAAGTTCAACGCTGTTAAAAAAGCTGAATAAAGGACTGTATGATGAAGTCCCTGAACAATTAAATCGATGGAATAAAGCCCGTGTAGACGGCAAACTTGTACCGTTGAATGGCCTCACTCGCAGACGGGCTGCAGAAGGTGCTTTGTTTAGTTCTGATGCTGGACTGCCTAGTGATGAGGGCGGCTCAGAGATGCCACAGAGGGTATCTGCAGCGGCAACTAAATCATTAGCTAAAAGTAAAACAATGGCTGGTGCCGGGATAGCCGGTGCTGCCACAGCTATGAATGAAATATCCGGGCAACTGCAGGGATTACTCCCCTATGCCGATAGCTTAAAAGTCTTGTTCCTAGTCTGCGCTATAGGCGGCATTGCTCTAGCAGCATACGCAAGATTTAAAGACCATAAAGACGGGATTCACTAATGTTCGTATTTGGTAAAATCAAAACCTACATTATCGCCACTTTAGCCCTCGCCCTGCCTATTATTTACGTCATGGGAAGGATCAAAGGACGGGCTGCAGAAAAGACCATAGTCCTGAAGGATGATCTTCAGGCACAGAAGAAATCAACAAACTTTTACAAGAAAATGTCTGAACATGAAGACGATGCTCTTACTGATCGTAAGTCTGTCACTGACCGGTTGCGCTCAAACGGTTTATAGGACTCAGCTTGAAATATACTGCCCACAATTGAAGCAGTATTCTGAGGCATTCAACAACAATCTAGCTGATGAAATCGAAAGTCTACCGCCTAACAATCGGGCGATTGAAGAGGCAATCGGAAACTATGTTTATTTGCGTGACCGTATTCGGCGCTGCCATGAAGAGAGGGATGAAATCTAATGGGATTATGGAGTCAGACAGTCGGTCAAGGGAATAGTTTTGGGCAGTCGGTTAACAATCAGTTTGGTGGAAATAATGGTGGAGAGTATGTAGGTGGTAACTGGGTGGCCGATGATAGTGTACCGGGCCATATAGACAACGATCCCGGTGCATCTGGCACCTTTAATTTTGGTTATGATGCGACTTCAGGGGGTACAGCCAATGCCGCCGATTTTAATTCTAGCAACAATGGTGACGGAGATGACAGCAGTGGCGGTAGCGGGTCTACAGCCCAGGAAACTGAAGAAGAATTGCTACCTACAAGCACTCCATTCGATCCTGACGCTGTATTAGAATACGCCAAGACCGCCGGGATGGTCGAGAGTGACGCACAGATTGCGGAACTACTAGCTGATCCCACTAAATGGCTGAATGACCGTAACATTAACCTCAGTGATGTTGTTCCCAATATTGATCCTGATGAAGAAGGAACAAATCTTGATCCATACGACACACGATATGGTCTAGGTGAGGATGTAGCAATTGATACTGCTACTGCTGCTATTAGCACCTCTGAAGATGTGACGCAGGGACAGATAACAGACTTCACTGCTGATACCATTACAGATCGAATGGGAACTGATGTTACAACCGTTGATCCAGCTAAAGGCACAATCAGAGATGAAAATCTCGTAGATGCCGCCCAGATCGACATGCAGGGTGTTGGCACTGGAGTAAACGCTGACGGTACTATATCGGTCACCGGTGAGGCTTTAAACAACTTTGCCACACAAGACATTTCAATGATGATTGATACCTCAACAATCAGCGGAAAGCTTTTGGCTCAAAAGCTGGGGGAAGGTAACTACACAGATGCCAAGGCTACTGTTCTTGGTCAGATGAAGATTATTAGTGATGAATTTAAAGACAGTAATGGTCAACCTAAAATACCTCCATGGGCGCAATCAATAGCCCGTGAAACATCTAAAGCAATAGCTTTTACCGGCATTACAGGCACTGCAGAAACCGCTGCTATGGCTACCGCACTTATGGAAGCTACATTAGGCATAGCTGAAAAAGACGCCGCATTCTTTCAAACCCTGACAGTTAAAAATTTAGATAATCGGCAACAGTCTATTATCAATAAAGCAAATGTTATGGCTCAATTTGAAATAGCTAATTTAGACAATAGACAGGCTGCATTAGTTCAAAACGCCAAGTCTTTTCTGGAAATGGATTTGGCTAATTTAACAAATGAACAGCAAGCTGAAGTGATAAACACACAAGCTATGGTAGAGGCATTACTTACGGATCAAGCGGCTATAAACGCCCAGCGCCTGTTTTCAGCAGAAACCGCTAATGATTTTCAAAAATACTATGATAATATGAATGCCACAATTTCCATGCATAGGTCTGAACAACTTAATGCAATGAACCGTTTCAATGCCGGTGAGATTAATGATGCATCTGAGTTTAATGCAACAATGGAAGATGCCCGACAGCGGTTCTATGCATCCATGCAATACAACATTGATCTTGCTAATGCGAAGTGGCGTCAGACCGTATCGACAACAAACAGTGAAATGCAATTTGAAGCTTACTCTACCGATGTAAAAAACACTTTGGATATCAGCACAGAGGCCATGAACCGGATGTGGGATCGTGTCGATAATATGTTGGATTATATTTTTACCGGTGTTGAAAATGAAGCTACACGGGATGCTAATATTCTTGCAGCACAACTATCCGCACAAGCCCGTAGCGGAAGTTCTAGCAGCGGAAAGTATCAGGCAATAGGGACTATTTTTAGTGGAATTATGGCATTTTGATAAAAACCATATTAGAAAAACATGAGAACGTAATATTCTTTTGTTCTGGTGGTAGAGACAGCATGGCTGTCTGGCATTTATTAAAGCGTTATTTAGATAAAATCTACGTTGGCTGGGTGGATACCAATAACAACTTACCTGAAGTTAAAGCTTATATGACTGAAGTATCAAAGCAGTCTCCTAAATTTATTAGATATAAATCAGATCAGCCCAAATGGGTACAAGAAAACGGAATGCCGTCTGAAGTTGTCCCTATCGATAACACACCGTTAGGCCAACGCTATGCAGGACAAAAACAGGTTACCATCGTAGATTACCTTCAGTGCTGCTCAGAAAACATCCATCAACCGCTCTACGCACTAGCAAAGCATGTGAATGCAACCGCTGTGATCACAGGGCAGAGAAGTTCTGATGAACATAAGGATAATAAGTCCAGTGGAGATTATGAGAATGGTTTTCAATATTTCTTCCCGATTGAAGATTGGTCTGATGATGATGTTAAATCGTATCTAAAATCCAAAGGTGAGACAGACCCAAGATTTGATATTCACCATAGTTCCATTGATTGTCTAACCTGCACAGCGTTCTGCAAATCAAGCCCCCAACGCATGGAGTACCTACAGAAAAACCACCCTTCTCATTTTGATGAGTTGGTTCGGAGATTAAAGATAATTCGTAAAGAGATAACTGATTACACAGATGGGATTGATGCAGTTATAAACGGAAACTTTAAAGAAACTGTGGGTAACTCTATGAAAACAAAGAGTAGAGAAAGTCTCCCTTCAGACATTCGATTAAAAGAAAATATTGAACATTTAGAAACTGTGGAGGGCATCCGCTATTATACGTGGGATTGGAATCAGGAAGCGAAGCGAGTTGGTCTAAACCATGGCCCAACGTGGGGTGTGATGGCGCAGGAAATTCAGAAAACTCATCCACAAGCTATTGTTGAAGGTCCACATGGGTATTTACTCGTTAATTATGGGGCGCTTCCCAAATGAGTGATAAAGTAGTTCCCCTGCCCGGCACAAGTGAAGTTGATCGTCAGTTTATTGAACTGGAACGGCAACGAGAAGAAATTAGACAGCAAGCCCAGAAGATATCGGAGCGGCAAAATGAAGTTTGAGGATGCGGTTAAAAAATCGGTAAAAGCTTTCATGGAAGGTAAAATGCCCGAAGCAACAGGGGCATTGGTTAGTGATGGTATAATTCATACCCCTGAATATTTTGATGATTTGGAAGCAGAATTGATGGGCGAAGAGCCAAATAAGAAAGAAGATAAAAAGGAGATGGCTGATGGCATCGATGTTTGAGGCACCAATTCCCGGCTCTAATTACGCTTCCGATACAAAAAATTACCCATGGCATCGTCCACCGGACATTACAGAATATGACGAAGCTGTCGATTACATGATACGCAAGTTGGATGATCCAGATGAACACGAACTTGTATTCAGCTTATTAGAAATAGATACCCAACTGACCACGGTAGTTAGCACATTACTAATGCAAGGCATAAGTAAAGGAAAATTCCCCATTGATTTGGCAATTCTTATGGCAGGGCCATTAGCCCGTTATATTAGTATCTTGGCTGATAGTCAGGACATTAAATACGATGTGGGTATCGAAGATACAGACCGAATTGCTATTACCCCAACCTCTTTAAAAATAGCACTAGGTATTATTGATACTGATGACGATGAACTTTCAGAACAGCCGGGTGAAGAGGCCGAAAGTGGCCTCGCTGACGGCGGCGGGTTGATGAGCGTAGGCAGCGAAGAAGAAATAGACCCGGCATCAGAGGATGAGCAAGCTACAATGCTTGGTATAATAGAAGAAGAAGTTATGGAAGAGGAGCCTGTTGATGGGTTGGCGTGATGTTCAGGCGGGTGTAGCTTCTGGTGCAATAAATTATGCGAAAAAACCAGATAAATTCGGTAGCTTCCTAGAAGGCTTCGCTACAACCTATGCGGCGGGGGCGCAGAAGAAAGCAGATCGTGATTACGCTGAGAAACTGGCGGCTGACAGACTTAAAGCTGCAGAATTAAAAGAAGAAAAAACATTACGTCAAGAACGTGAAAGAAAAGCGCAAGAACATAAAGATATTGCAACCGCTGCCTTAGATATGCAGAATATACCTTATAGCAAGGAGGCGTATCAAAAAGCATTTTCACTTGCGTCTGGGGGCGCATCAGTGATCCAGGTAGCAGATTATTTTAAACAAGGAATTGAAGATAGGACTATAGTCCAGACCCCGGCATATGAAACTTATGGTCCTATGCCACGAGCGGCTACCACCGATATGAGTGTATTTAGCCCATTAACAGGCAGAGAATCTGGTATCGGGGGATATGACGCCTTACTAAATCAATCTCAAAACGACCAGTTTGCAAACATAAAAGTGTCTCAGATGAGTCTGGGTGATGTGTTGAATTTTCAAACTGAGAGAAAAGGAAACAGTTATCACGCATGGTCTAAAGCCAATATGCCAGAAGGCACCGAAGCTAAACTTAAAGGTTTAGGTTCTACTCCAGCCGGTAAGTATCAGTTTATTGGTGATACGATGAAATACATGAAGGACAAGGCTTGGACAGAACTTGGTTTTGATAACAACACGCCATTTAACCAAGATACGCAAGATGCTTTGTTTTTATGGTTAGCGCAAGACAAAATGAGAGGGGCGTCTACACAGGAACAAAAACGTGCAGCACTACGGGGTACATGGGAAGGCATTAAAGACCCTGCGAAAGTATCTAATGAACAAGTAGATAAAATTATAACTGCAGTTGAAACCGGGGTGTTTAATTCTGCTGACGTTGTTGAAGACGGTGACGTTGGGCCTGACTATTCCGCTAAATTAAAACCGGGACAAATTTTAACTTTCGTACTGAACCAAGGATATGACATCCAAGAGGGCGGGACAGGTGGGCCTAATGACCTACGAAAACAACCTTACGCTGCAAAATCCCGTCAGCTTCAAAAAGTAACTGCCACGGTACAAGCTGATGGAACATTGCAGTTTCCAGGGGGTTGGCAAAAAGTAGATGTATCTAACATGACGGCGGCACAGTTGCAGAAATATTATGCTACTGAAAAGCTTGAATTTTATAAAGGCTCTAAGTTTAGAAAAGCAGATGATTTCAATCAACCCTTCATGACAGGACAAATATATCTTTCAGATCCTGCAGGAGAATTATTAAAATCCAGCAGTGGCACAGAGCAAGACCGCAACATACCCGCCGGTATGCAGTTCAATGTTAAACAACCTTCCTTTGATGATATTGATATTTCAGACATCAATACGCTTCGGGAGTACACTGCTATGGATAGAAATATCCGGGCAGGTAATAAGCGGATATCACCAGAGTTTGAGACTGTTTGGAACAACTTAAAGGAAACACTGACCGCTGCAGATACAGCAACTAGCATCGAAGAAATACTTCCATTAAAGAAACTGCTAGAACCTGAAATGACTGCAAGTGATTTAGATAATCGCATCAGAATAGCACAAGCTAAATTCGGTTCTACAGTAGAGTTACCTTCATATGTCCAAACCGCTAAAGACATTTTAGCAGACAGACCTGCATACACTGAAGATGAACTTCGTGAATTGGATTACAATCAACGTCTGTTGATAGAAAAAACTCATCCAAACGGGAATATTAAAGCACTGGCAGCTACTATTAATAGGGCTGATCCCCAACGGTTCCCTTCAGGCATTGAGTTAGGACAGATGTCTAACGCAGATTTAGAAGGCGTTATTGCCGGTGTAGAGGCTACTATACTCCCACTAGAAGAAGATGGGAGAGAACTTGATCCTGTTTCAAGGGACTTTGTAAAAACAGCTAGATTTATAATAGCTTCTAGACAGTCTGGTAGCATAGCTAATCTCGTTAAGCCTGAAAACTTAATGAAACTGAGTTCTGGTGATGCGATTGAAAAACTTATTGCGGCTGCAACAGGCGCAGGAATGGATGAAACAAGTTTAACCCAAGCTAATGCTATTTTAGAGTCAGTACGTGCGGCTGAAGATGGGCAGGTTGATTACAGCACAATGACTGATGATGAACTTCTGGGCAAAATAGCTATAGAAAATGCGTCAGAAAACCCAGATCAAGCTAAGCTCACTGCGATGAATGTAATCTTTAATTCCAGAGAAGGTAAATTCGATATCAAAGATTATGACGATATCGAAACCCCCACAATTCAAGTGGAGATTAATGAACTCAGTAAAAAGATACTTCAGCAACAAGAAGCGGTTTCAAGAGGCACAGAAGGTGCTGCAATGTCGGCACAAGATTCTGCAAGGCTTCTGGCACTCCAATCTCTTGTGTCTAAAAGACAGGCTGAAAAAGATCAACAAGTAGTCTTTGCCAAAGACAGCCCCACTTATATTATATCGTATAAAGACCCCGCCACTAATGAACTGGTGGTAAGCACCGCCCAAGTTCTGGCTAATGGTAATCTTTATGATACCGGGAGCCGTAAAGTAGTCCCTGAAGGTGTGGAGATTACAACTTCAGATTTGGAATTAAACAGTGCTAAAGGGCAGCTTCTTGCTCAGATGCAAACCCGTGATTTGCAGCCGGTTAAAGAATCACGTCAATCCTCCGCATCTATGCTGAGATCAGCGTTTATTCTTAATAGCTACGTTGATCCAGCGCAGAACGGTAATCCCGATATTCTTACTACCGTAGGAAATATGGGTTCTAGAATAATCAAGAGACTTGATAACGAAATTGCAGCATTTAATAGTATGTTGCAGGGCGGGGCCAGCGATGCTGAAATTTTAGCATCTATCGATCAAATGTACCAAGAACGAGCCTCTAGTTTAAAGGGACAAGCTAGAAATGCTGTTTTATTTGAAGCAGAACTCTACAAATTTGCATACACTTTTGCTGCTTCTACGTTAGAGCAGCGTGGTGCAGGTTTGAGTAACAGAGATTTTGCCACTGCGCTTAATATCGTCAGGGGCGGTACAGACTTTGTAACATTCTCCAAAAACCTGAAGTCGCAGGTTTCACAAGGTCTTTCAGCTACGCAAGTTAAAATCAATGATCTGAAAAACAATAGCCCTCAGATTAAGCTGTTGAATGAATTAGACCCCACAAAAGATTTGACCTCTGGGTACACTATGAATTTATCAGATTGGTTCAAAACTCAAAATCTAAATACTGAATATAACTGGGTTAATAGTGAGACTGCCGCACCGGCATCAACTGCAAAACCGGATGCTGTACAAAAAAAGTCAGTTAGTGAATTAGTTAATCCTTATCGGGATAGTGCTACATTTGCTGCTGATAGAAAAGCTTTTGAGGAATTAGCAGCCAGCCCTGAAAACCAAGCAGCATTTTTAAAGATTTTCTCTAAACAACTCGGCATCCCTGCTGATGTTCTAAAGAAACTATACACCCCAAAATAAGTAAGGACATTTCCTGTGGCTGAAACTTTGACCCCAGAAGAACAGGCGTTCATAGACAAAAATAAAGACCTGTTATCAGGAACTTCTTTAGGTGTTTCTGAGGAACCTGAAACAGAACCCGAAACAGCGCCTGAAATCGACCCTGACTTAGAGGCTTTATTAAAACGCAACCCTAACATAGACTTGACCAATACTTCTCTAGACCCCAATAACTCCCTAGACCCTGCAAGAACTACAGGCACGGGGTTTGCTACTGACTTTACCCCGCAAGCACAAGTTGCGAGTGATGCTACAGATAGACGGGATAGCATGACTTTCCCTTCCCTGTACGGAGAAAAGCCAGAAATCGGTACTTTTCAGCGAGTAAGGGCAGCATTAGGTGTAGGCAGTGATCTTGAAGGCGATCAAGCGGCTATGGAAGCTTATGAGGCAGACCTAGCTGAGTTTAAAACAAAGGCTGCAGAGACATACGAAACAACCGGACATCAATCCGGGAATGATCGTATCTACACCAAGTATCTGCCGATTAAAGATGATGAAGGTAACGTCACAGACTATAAGCAAGTAGATGTTATTATACCCAAACCAGACAGTACCAGTTTTGAGCGTGTTGTAGAGCAAGCCGGTAGAGATATTTATCAACAGTTAGGCGGGTTTGTTACAGAAGGCGCAATCTTAGAAGAATCTGACTTAGAACGGGCAGTACCTGACTATGAACTGACCGGCGGTGAACAGTTTTTCACCACTATGCTCAGTATAGTAGCCCCGGTAGTTCCCGCTATCAAAGGTCTAAACTACGCTGGTAAATTTGTAAGAGGTGCTAAATTCGGGACTAAAAGCGCCATAGGTGTGGATGCTGTTGGCACCGCTGCCATAGAAGCTATCATGTCACGGGAAGCTGACAAAGGTCTGTTGGTACGTCCAGATAGTATTGCTGCCCTCACCGGCAGTCGCTTCACTGATGAACAGAACAAAGACATATCCATGTTTATGGATGGACTGCTCGTTAATGGAGCATTGGATGGCCTTATTTCTGTTGTGGGTAAAGCTGCAGGTTGGGGTAAGCAGAAAGTAAGTGCATCTGCATTACTTGCTAGTGAAGATGCTTTAAGGGCTGCTGTAACCGATGACATGGTTACTAACGTAATGAAGTTTTTAGACCCTGAATTAGCGGATTTAGGACCAACAGAGTTTAAATCTAGGATACTTAATTTATCTGAAAAGCTTAATGACAATGCCATTATTGAATTAACTTTAGGTAAAGCCACCACAGAGATTGGTGTGGATACCACCAACGCTATCATGAGATCATCAGAGGCATACATTGCAGAAACTCGGCAGGGTTTGCGTGATACTATGTCTGACACAGAATTTGATGAGTACGTCAAAACCAAAGCTGCTGAGATGTCACGGGCGATGATTGATCTGATGAGAAGTCAGTCTACAAACCCGGCTGTAGCAAACACTGCAGCGAGAGTTACGCAAGATGTCGGAGACTTTGTTGCCGATGCTGGACAGGCGCAATTGCGGGACGGCGTTGATGGCATTGACGCCGCCGCTGCACAAACAGCAGAAAGCCTAGTATTTCAATCTAACCGGGAAGTTGCGGATATTGAGAAGACGGCAGCACTACGGGCAAGTCAGACTGACGATTTACTCGCAACACAGAAAACCTTGATTGAAGACAACCCTATTCTCCAAACTCTCGTCGGGGATGAACTGGGGTTATTGGTTACCGGCAATCAGCCTGTATTCACTGCTAATGTCCAACAATATCGGGATGCGGTCAACGAGTTAGTAACAGACAAAGTATATCCTCAGTTTGTAAAAGATATGGATGAAGTAGATGCAGCCTACTTGAATCTACCTGAAGCAGACATCGATGCTAAAGCACTGAAGAAAAAACTGTTTGAAGTAGTACAAGATGTCAATGACATTGATAGCGGTGGTGCCGATATAGCAGCTAATGTGTTGCGGGATATGTTTGATGGTTACAAGCCAAAAACAGTATCCACACGACCAGATCCTATCCCTATTGTGGGACAAGATGATCTTTTAAAGACTTCGGAAACTTCTAGTGAAGTCATAGAACGCATCACTGAAAACATTAAATTCTCAGACTTATATAGAGTTAAAGCTGATTTACAGCGAGTAATAGAAAAGTATAGCAACCAACCTGCTGTTCAACAAAGACTGATGGCATTCCGAAAGCATATTACTGATGCTGAAGAGGGCGGTCAAATGGCATATGTGATAGCAAATGCTGATCCTGAAGATGCGGCACAATTCGCTGCAGCCGATGACCTTTATAAGGCAGCTAGAGCAAAGTATACTAATTCTGAACCTCTTGAACGATTAAAGGAAGCGATGGCTGACAAAAGAAGGTTTAGCGAAACAGATATACCCGGACCAGCAGGTAGAAAAGACCCTGATTTCCAGCTTGCTGCAGGTCAATTTATTGATGAAACTATGGCAGATTCCACAGGAACATTATACAAACAGCTTAATTACATGCTGGATGGCGTAGTTAATCCTAAACAGATATCAAATACATTTGCTGAGATGTTCATGGCTAATGCTACTGATGCACTGAGAGTAGCAGTAGCACAGTCAGATAACGCTGCTGATCCAGAGAAGGCTTTGTTAGCTGCATTCCAGCCAATAAGAGATCAAATGCAAGCAGTGGGTGCTGATGAACTGCTTAGATTATTAGAAACTGGTTATCGTCAGGTAAGAGATGGTTTCAGAGAGTCAGGCAACTTTGTAGCAAATAATGACAAACTGATTAAAGCATTGGACGCACAAGCAAAGGCTGCACAAGAAGGCATTCTATCCACGCTTATTAGTTCAACACCGGGGAGGGCTGTTGGCCTCATGGGTAGAACTGAAGCAATGCCGACCTCATCTGCTAGAGAGGCTTTAGAGACAATAATCACAGGTAAAGATTCTGTTAATAAGCTGAAAGAACTCAAAACAAAAATAGATGGACTGCCCAGCGTATTAGAACGTGAAATGGCAATGGAAGCATTACAAGCTATTTCACTAGATACTATCGGCAGGAAAATATTTGGTGTTGGTGCTACAGGGCTGTCTGGCGGCACCACTGCAACTCGCAGCATCAGAAATAATAATGTTGTTAAACTAACCTCTGATGAAGCCAGCGATCTAATGAAGTCGATAGACACTCTCTATCCAGCCAATTTAGAAATGTCTGAAGCTATATTCCAAACTATGGATAAGTTGTTTGAAGTCACGCTACCCGGCAGGGTTAAATCCTCTATGCCCGGATCAGACACAGCTTTCAATACTTCCAGAAATCAACAAATCCGGGATTCAGTATCAACAAGTATCTTGCTACTGGCGGGTTACATGAACCCCACCGCTGCCATGCTACGGCGTATTGCAGAGGCTCCCATGAAAGAGGCTCAACAGCTTGAAAAGGACGTAGCAGCAAACGTACTGGCTGTCATAGTAACAAGCCCAAAAGCATTTAGTGATTTACTTAAAGCTTCTGCTGAAGGTCAAAAGCAGTCAGTGATAAATGAACTAGCAAAACAAGCAATCCGAAACACTGCCAAAACCACTCGCTATGAAATCCGGGTGCAAGAAAGCGATGAGTATGGGCAAGAAGACCCTGCAGCTTTTGCTGATAGAGACATGACTGAAATCTTTGGCGCAGATGAAGTTTTGGGTATACAATAAAAGCAAAAACCCCCAGACCGAAATCTGAGGGTTTGGTTGCTAAACCTGAAAAGAACGTAAACGCCCGTTTCAACTATATAATACCTTTTTACAGCCTGTGGGTCAAGAACTCATGGGCTGTTTTGATTCAAAAACCGGAACAATCTGTAACTCTGATTTAGGGATATCAAAGAACCTTTCCCCTCTTTTTATATAGATATTTGGGACATCTATAATAGGGGCGCTTACGACTGCGTCATACCCAGCTATTGCTGCATGAGTTAAACTGTTGTTGAACACCATGAATTTTATTGATCGTGTGAGGAACTTTGATTTTCTAACAGGTATGTGCAGGGTATCGAAATGAAATGAAGTTCCGTGCCAAACGGATTTAACTTCCACCTCACAAGGGAACGTCTTACCTTTTCCGGTAACAAGCAAATCCGTACCAAATTCATTAGGGTTGTCACTAGCTTCATAGCCCATCCTTTTCCAAAACTGTTTTGCCACTTCTCTGGCGGGATTGTCATACTGATCGAAGATTTCTTGCTGGAATACTTTGTACATGCTCGTCTTTGTTCTTGAAGAATGCGAAGTTATATCCACGACAAAATTCCCTGTAATAATGTGATGTCGGGCGATATTTGCAGTCTGGGTTATCTTGATAAAAAGCGTTAACTCCCTCTTCAAACGCTATGCAGTTACTCGCTGGAAGCTGCCTCATGAACCTCCTGTTCTGTCATCTTCCACACAAACATTGGGGTGCCTTTCCCAACGTATGCTCCCAATGTGTTAAAGCTGAAATATTCCTGTGCCTCATCGTAGGTCATCCCATCCCTAACTAAGATTTCAAGGCAGTGATCAGCGTCATATACAACAATGTTGTCAGAGCCACTTCTCTCACCAACACCAATGATTGCATCTCCAAATCCATCTGCCAGAAGCATTTATTCACACTTGCGAAGGCCGGTTGCTGGATCAAAATAGCAAGCCCCACCCTCTTCAACAAAATCATGATTTTCTTCCACAACGGGAACTTCTGCCACATCCTCAACAGCAGATGCGTTTAAAATTCCAAAGCGTTTTCCACTAGCACGAAATGTCGTACAACCAGAACTACCGCCCTCATAGGCATCCATATATACCTTTTTGAAGTCTTCCCATCCAACATTGTCACCAACATTGCAGGTCTTACTGCAAGCTGAATCAACGTATTTACTGGCAACATTTAGAACCTTCACATGGTCAAACACGCTCAGTTCATCAGCAGTTTTGCCTTTTATTCCAAACTCACGGTAGGCGTAGTCTTCGACTGTTTCGATTCGTGGCCCATCAAAGGTTTGGATCGTCCGGTCATATGTGTGGCTGAACACTGGTTCGATACCAGAGGAGACATTGTCTGCAGATAGACTAATGGTGCCTGTCGGGGCGATTGACAAAAGATGCGAGTTACGAATGCCGTGAGTTTGGATAAGTGACCTAATGCTTGCGGGTAGTGTTTGAGCAAATTCTGAATCTAGAAACCTTTCATCATATAAAGGGAACTTACCTTTCTCTACCGCAAGTGAGATTGATGTCATGTAGCAGCCATCCCTGATCACAGTCATGATCTTTTCAAACCAATGAATGAAGTCAGATGATCCATAGTCATAGCCCATTGCTTCCAGAGCGTTAGCTAGACCGGTCACACCCAATCCCATACGCCGGGTATCTTTTGCTTGCTTTTCCTGTTGAGGTAATGGGTATGTTGCACGATCCACCACATTATCCATTGCCCGGACAACATGAGGGATATCGTTCTTCAACATATTTATATTAAACGAATATACCCCTTCTGGGGTCATCTGGATGTATTTAGTTAGGTTGAATGATCCCAATAAACACGCACCATAGGGCGGCAAAGGCTGTTCACCACACGGGTTTGTGGCAACGATCTTCTCACAGTAATGCAGATTGTTTTTGCGGTTAATCCTATCAATAAATAAGATACCAGGCTCTGCCCAATCCCATGTTGATCTAAGGATATCATCCCATAATGCACGGGCATTTACTGTCTTGTAGACAGTGCCTTCAAACACCAGATCAAAGTCTATATCTGCTTTAACTGCAAACATAAAATTATCAGTCACGCCAACTGAAATATTAAACTGAGTTAACTCTGTGCTGTTGTTTTTAGCCCGGATGAACTTTTCGATATCGGGATGATCGACCCTCAAAACGCCCATCTGAGCGCCACGTCTGTGACCGGCAGAAGCAATGGTTTTGCAGGTAGCATCAAAGATGCCCATGAAGGACAGGGGGCCACTAGACTTACTATCTAGGCTCCTGATATGCGCTCCATGAGGTCTGAGTGTGCTGAAATCATACCCAATACCTCCCCCTAATTGCATAGTCCGGGCAGCTTCACCCACAGCATCTGTAATCCCATTCATACTGTCGGGAATGGTGCCTGACACAAAACAATTATATGGAGTTACAGTCCTCGGAGCGCCCATAGCAGACTGAACACGGCCAGCAGGAAGAAACCGTTGGTTATATAAAATCGTTCTAAAGTTATTAAAATGCGCTTCATCGTCTTTTAACGCTCCCGCAACCCTTGTCATAGCTTCAGTGAAAGTCTCACCTTCGCTACGATACTTCATTGCATGAATTTCTTCAGATATTGGTAGAGTAGGCCCGTATTCGTTTTTCATTTCTGTCCCTCAAACTAAATCAGACAAGTCTGCTTTTTTATAATTTGGTCCTTTCAAGACCTTTCCATCCGGGCGGTATAAAGGTTTCCCGTCCGGTCCTAATTTACTCATATTGGCTGCATGGATACGTCTGACGGCCTCATCTAAATTCCATCCAAATGAAGCTGCATAGCCGTAGATTACATATATTAGATCGGCTAATTCACTGAGCATTGCTGCAGGTCGATTACCGGCATCACTCTCATCCGAAAACTCACCAAATTCTTCAGCCACAAGCCGGTATCTAAGGTCTTCCAGATCACGGTTAAACTTCCAGTTTTCATCGAGTGGATGATCCATGATCATTGCAAACTGGCGAACCATTTCTAATGGGGTTTTTAATGGAAGTGGATCAGCCAATTCGGCTACATCATAGATGTCCTGTTGGGTGATCATAGATGCTCACCCCGCTGATGCATTTGGATTAGATCATCAATAAAGAACTTCATCTTTTGAAGATCATAGCCCACATCCACACCGGCTTTTTCACCCAAACGATAGCAAGCTTTAAAAATATCCCCCCGGCTCTTACTCATGTTTTTGAATGAGATAAGATGACGCAATTCATCTGCGTGTGAGGGGAGTTTATAATACGAAGTGGAAGCCCCATCAGATGCAACTTTCTTGCGGTCTGATGTTGGCATAATGTCCATTTGGGCGTTTGGATCAATATTGCTGGTATCGAAAGATACTGCGACTTCCTCGTAGTCATCATTAAAATATTTAACCATCAGTGCAGTTTCTTTTTGAAGCTGACTATCTTCTGGTTCTCAATTGCCTGAAGCAAGTCGGGGTCAGGCTCAAATGCAATGCCTTCCTCCTCATCATCTCCCATCAGTGCATCTATGATACGGGTTTTTGCCCCTACTTCAGCGAAGTGATCAGACATCAAAGGCAAGCATTCCTGCAATCCATGTATTAAGTTCACATAATAATGTGCATTATCCTCACCCATCAATTCAGATATATTACAGGCAACAACTACTTGAACTGTGTCATCATCGTTAATATGCATAACCAGAGACATCGTATTTAATGGTAGATTATTTTCCATTTTTATTCCTACTTTTTAAAAGATTGAAGAAATGATCTGCATCCATTACAGCCAGCGGTTTCTGTCGATCTGCTTTTATTATTGCGAGGGGTTGAGAGCCTTTAGGGCAATTTGTTTTGGCCTGATCCATGATCGTGTAGACTGCTATTTTCTTTAAAGATTTGCATTCCACAGAGTAGGGGAAGAGTTTTCTGGCTGCTGATGCAAGCTGGATATCTTCCCCATTCTGCCCCATGGCGGTTGAACGAACATCGTCCGAACTCAAGCTAGGGAAGAGAGCCAAGATTTTATCTCGGACCCACTGTTGGTGCCGCCTACCTTTAGCCTTGGCAGAGGAGGTGCTTATAGCCATGCAGGTAGTTTAAGGGTGGTGCATTCACCCCATCCGGTGCCGTAATCTCCATTCTTTTCTGCCGCTGCGATGATGTCCAAAGTCTGATGCATCTGCTGTGTGGCTTTTGCTAACAGTTCCGGTCCAACCTCAAATATATGACAGACAAACGGAGCGGTCTTTTCCACGCAAATGAACTTAAATCTAGATACTTCCCATCCAGCTAAATTACACACGTATAAGTAAAAAGCTGCCTGTAAATGGTAAGCATATTTGAATGTCTCAGATGCGAAACCTTGTGGACTTGCGTCTTGGGTTGTCTTCACATCATAAATAATGCCCTCTGATGTTGCTGCCGGGGGAACCCCCTGTGAGAGAATTGCTAAATCAGGACGAGTTTTAAGAGCCAATCCTGTTCTAGGGCAGTCTGCGAAGATACTGACCTCATTCAGCCTATCTTTATGACGCAGCGCAGCTTTTGCATGAGGGTTTTTCAACGCCCCTCTAGCAATACAACGGGCTACATTGTACTCAACTTCAGTCAGTAAAATCTGTTCATCTTGCAGATCAGCTTCCATATTTTTAAAAGCTAACGAAGACCGGGTTTTTGGACCCTTGATCACTAGGTCACGATCTTCTTCTAGCAACAATGCATGAACAGATGTCCCAGTTCTAAATGCGGCTGTCTGGGACATTTTCTGCCCCTTCCAGTGCGCTACAGATTTCTTGGCAACTGTCTTAACAGCGGAGGAACTTACCCCCGCCGTAGCATGATATTCCTCATTAGAGAGGTCATGGACAATTCCCATTACGCTGCATCCGTCAGATCATCGTCCAAACTGTTTTCAAGTGCAGCTATAGCCTGTGCATCGATGCTACCGGACTTGATAGACTTGTAGTAAGCCTCATCCACATATTCATTTTCTTTGTCGATGAGTTCTTTTATCATCCTTAAAGTTTCAAATAGATCAGCGGTGCGTTCTAAGGTAGTGTCGAAATCAGGTTTGTACTTAAAAGTATACCACTTCACACTTCCGTTTACGTTTCGTTCACTGGACAATTCGATGTTAAAATCGAATAGGTTTCTACCTCCCGGCAAAGCATCTAAAACAGCATTCTTAAACCCGGCATAGTTTGAGTTTCTGTGCTGCAACATGCATGGGGTATTCTCATACACCACCTCTTCACCAGAGGCAGTTTTACCGGTCATGGTGACCAAACCCCGCACCTGTCGGAATTGCATATCACGCCACTTCTTGCGCTCTTCCCGCTCCATATCTTGCATAGCTTCCCACGCAGGATATCCGCACTTGATACCGCCCTTCATGTCACGGGCTTCTTCTCGAAATGATAGAATTGCACGGCTTTTATTTGCAAGCCCATCATCATCAAAGTGTATCCACTGATAGTGATGTGATAGTGGCCTGAACGTAGCAGTTTTAGCAAAAGCTACCTTGTCAGAGCCTTTTAAGTAGAACTTTCCCCTCGGATCAGGCTTGATTGCATTGCCCTGCATGTCATCCTCATTGCTCATGATTGAAAGCGTGGGAAACCTTGCTACAGTTGAAGTTGATTTATTAGGTCCAGCCCCGATTGAAGCTGCTAATGCTGCGTATTCTGCCTCGACATTTGTCAGATCAGTCATTCTGAATCCTTATTATGATTCTAATTAGTGAGTTTATAGTATGGCATAGTTAGTGGCGTAATGTCAATCTAACTCGACTTGATCCAACCAGTTTTTGCCCTCTGAAATCTCTATTTCTAGAGGCAGAGTGAAGGTGTAATTCCAACGCTCTTCTACCTCATCCACCACACCAACCATAGCCCAGCGCAGTGCTTCTAAAACTTGATCCCTTTCATCTGCACGGCAATCCACTACAATTGAATCATGTACAGTTAGCACAATTTTAGATTGTAGGTTTAATTCTTTAAACCGGCGGTAAGCCCGTATGCAAGCCAACGGCACAACATCAGCCGTGGCAAATGATTGGACAGGATAATTAACAACATTAGTATAATTGGTTATTCTACCATTACCAAGGCGTTTGGCATCTTCCCAGTAGAACTGCCTACCTGATGGAGTTTGCACTAAACCATCGACAAGAACACCGTCTGTTAGCTTTTTGTGATATCCATGTAAGCCTCTGTAAATATTAAAGAACTCTGTAAAATAACGTCTGATATGATCCTTCTGCCCACCTCCAGTTCCCCCATAAATCGGGGCGAAAGAAAATGCCTTTCCCGCAGACCTCATTTCTTTAGTCACCTCTGAAACAGGACACTGATTAATGATACTGGCGGTTTGCTTATGCAAATCTTTACCGCTTTTAACATCTGCAATAATCTGCTGATCTTGGCTCAACTCCCCGCATACTACTAATTCAAGACTACTGTAATCAGCTTCAATGATTGTACCGTTTTGAAAGCGACTAATCATAGCCTTACGGATTGGAAAGCCTCGCTTTGGCATGTTCTGCAGGTTAATATTAGATGAACTCAAACGCCCGGTTGCAGTGATGCATTGATTGAAATTTGTGTGCAGTATACCATCAGGGCGGGTCCAGCTTTTTATGCCATCAACAAAAGTATCTAGATATGTGGTGACTGCATTTAGCCGACTGATTTTAGTAAGGAACTCAACTGCTACAAGATTATTTTTATCTCTGGCTTGGGTGATCAGAGTTTGAATAGTGGTCTTGTCAGTTTTATAGCCGTTGATGCTGGCATACGAAGAGTTCTCTGGGTTCAGCTTTAGCCCTGCAATAACCCCGGTGCTTTGGTAAATAGCCCCGGCACCATCACATGTTTGGCATTTAGTTGGGTTTTTATAGGGATCACCCTGTATGCGGTATTTCTTGCCATTCCGTTGCCGGGTAATCTGTTTGTATTTTTGTATAGTGCCTCTGCCCCCACAATCCGGGCAGCAAATGGCTACCGTCTTTTTAATTGTTCTAGTGGTGGTTCTAACCGCATTAATAAACTGAGATCGGTTCTGGCGAGGGGGCATCAAAGGCTTACCATTCGGCTGCATCCCAATGTTCCAAACCCGTTGATGCAGATGCCGGTCAATCACTTCACGGCTATAGATTACCTTCGTTCTATCCGCTCCTGACGATAGATTTATCGGGGTATCACCCATAACATCTTCAACAATGGCACTGAGGTCTGCTTTAAGCTGCTTTTGTTCAGCCCGGAATAAGACTTCAACTTCTTGCAATGCTGAGTCATCTATTTGCACACCATTGGTTTCTAGTTCCACCAGTGTTGTTAGCATTTCATTCATTAACTCAACGATATGCAATAAGCTGCTGTTGTTTGGCTGATCAAAATCTTTCATCTGATCGACAAATATACTGGCGCAGGATCGTACATCAGCTTCAGCATACTCTATAACTGTAAGCAAAGGCATGGCCTCAAAGCCAACGCCGCTCTTAAACAGGTCATCAACTAAATCTGATTTCTTTTGTACAATATCTAAACTCATCCCGCTCTCCTTTCAGCAATAGCTTTCAAAGACAGTTGAGTGCGTTGGCCTTTTGCCAGTATGTATTCATTGATCATCGTGCATCTAACAATCGGCGGGATAGGCATCCTCATCGATGTCAACCATAGAATATCAAACTTGGCATTGTGAGCCACAAGCATGTCAGCAGTTTCTAAGGCTTCAACTAAATCATCTGGACTGTCAGGCACTGCTTTTTGGTTGTGGTGAAAAACCAAATGATAAACTTGATCTACTTTGCCATTTTCCAACCAACCGTAGTGGGCAGAAACGCAGCGATTGTTTGGATTAAATGGTGAATTATCAGTCTTACCCCCAATCCGTTGGACTGTGGTTTCTAAGTCTACAACTAGAATTTTCATTACATTCTCCCGTAAAAACGGGTGGCGTTTGGATCAGACTGCTTATCAAACAAATACCAACAAGAGTTGTCTTTCCCTGCAGTTTTATCAAACCACTTCACTCTGCCAATACTGACGATCTTGCGTAGTCGTGGCAGGAATTGAGTTGATTGCTTGGTATGCATCCAATCAGCATCAAACAGCAGCCATGTAGGTCTGAGGTCAGATAACTGCACGATGAGTGGGTGCAGTATAGAACGGTCCCATGGGGGATTTGTTATGATGGTATCAGCACCTTTTAAATGACGCTCTTCCAAAAGCAGGGCATCATGCATGTCTATCCCAACACCATCGGGTTCGATGTCATATGCGCTGACACACTGCAGACCGATGGCCGAGACAGAGCGAATTAACGCCCCATCACCAGCACATGGCTCACAGAAGGTTTGCACATCTGCAATGTATGGGATTAACGGGGCCACGGCCTCAACCGGTGTTCGATAGAAGTCCCGTGGCTTTCTTGCGAAATCAGAACGCTTACCCATTATACATTATACCTGCTGATTAAAGGCTCAATCGTGCAGTTGATCATGCCATGAAAAGGACTGAGTTTGTTTTTGGATAGGTTCAGAAACCGTCTGGGATCAGGCCCATCATTGCTGGGTGCTGACATACCAATACCGATAATCAAATCGAGTTCAGCTTGCTTACTGGTCTTGCTGTCAGCCATCATAGAGGCTTCAACTCTGGTTCGATTTTCAGCTTCAATACTGGCTTGTGTAACGCATAGAATGGCGCAGCGATGACGTTTGGCTAATTCACGAACAGACTGATACAGCGCACCCAACTTCCGGTGTAGACCGTCATAGGTGCCAGATATTTCCAGCTTATCGATCTGGTCTAAGATTACGACATCAGCAGGGAACTTAGTTAAGAACGCATCTAGCTTATCTACATTCCATCCATTGATTTCCCTGAAGCGCATGTTGGAATCAATCTCTTTGAATTTACCCCGGACTTCAGCAGACCGGGTTATGCATTCCTTCGCACTTACCCCCGCCCAGGATTGCATTCCACGTAGCTTAGTAATCTGCACGTCTTCCTCATTACAGAGATAGAAGACCTTGGCACCTTGCGATGCAAAGCCCCCCGGACCAGCACACAACGATATTGAAAAGCATGTCTTACCAGCCTCAGTTCTGGCAAATATTGCTCCGAAATTACCCGGTCCAACGCCATACAATTCTCTGCTCAGTGTCGGGATGTTGAACTGCCATTTGTTTTCATTGCTGGTAAACGCCATCAACTCATCGATGTCGGCATCACAGTCCTCACCGAAGTCATCAGGCATGTAGCTTTCGGCTACATTCTCAATCAGGCGCTTTAGTTTGGTCATAGCTGCGCTATCACCTTCAGCCATATTGATGCCCAGAGAGGCTACATCCCGGCCTATTTCTTGCCGCCACAAGGATTGAATGATGTCATCTGCCACAGCCTCTGTGATGGCAGGAGCGGTTTTTAGGTTATCAAGTATATCTCGGAAGTCATGTATTATAGCTGATGTAGCCATTGGGTTCTGTGACATCCACATAGCAAATAGATCGTCAGGTTGTAGGTCATTTTCATATTTACTATGACCTTCAACTATCAAATCTAAAATCTGTAGATGTTCGTCAGCAAAGATTGACCGTCTGATTCTCTGCTGATGATTTTCGTATACCTGTCTGCTTAATAGCGTTTTTAGTAGATTTATTTCCACTTTTATCTGCCCCTTATTGTTGGTTTAGCAACGCTACTAATAACACGGCAGAGGACATAAAAAAAGCCCCAGAAAAATCTGAGGCCATTTTATTTTTTATTAGAGAGTATTAGCTATTTCGGAACTTCATCTGTGTGATGTCCGGACTTTTATCTCCTCGTCTTTCCTTCATATCCACCTGATGAAAAATAACATTTTTGTTATCTTTAACAATGGCAGCTATAGATTCTTCAATTCTAGTTTGTTCAGCGGCAGCTTCCTTGAAGCCACCCTCAATATTGTAGTCAATAATGACTACGGCCCGTGCTTTCATAGCGTGATCCTTAGAGTTTAATAAGAAGTATAGCTGTCTACACTGCCTCTATAGAATAATGAGGTGATAGCAACCGGCAAATTAACTTTATGTAAAATTTGGTGGACCTGACGGGGGATTAACCCAATCGCTTGATGATATTCCTTCTACATCTAAATAACCCTCACATAAAACTTTATGCGCTGGCATTATAATGTTGCAGCGGTCCCATGCCACAACAATGATGCTCCAGACCATTTTTCTGTGGTGCTTTTTGTAGATAAAATCTAAATATCTTTCGGACATACTCATCGTGTTTTTTCACCTCCATCCTCTAGTCTGTGTCGTTGCTAGAGCCGATTGAAAATTGCAGCAGGAATAAAACGATTTGTTGTTCATTTAATTACCCCCATGATCTTATCAACAGTTAAGTTTTTCAAATCTAGTTTAGTAAACCGCAATTTGCAGCCAGCTAACCTAGACGCTTCAATTATTGCATTACCACTAGCATCATTGTCAAGTATTAATGTATAATTTTTATATGTAATTAATGTAGATTTTATCCCCTTTGTTATTTTTGTACCCAGCAGGGCCACTCCCACATAGCCATTGATACGAGATACAGCACACGCCGAGGGTACATCTTCAACCATTATTGCATGGTCACCATCACCTACATGAATACCGCCATCTAGTTGACCGTATGACCACCACTTGTACTTACTGCCACATAGACTGCGTCCCACCGCCCCGGTGCTGTCCTGATTGTAGAATAGCACACGCTTTTCAGCAGGGGCGTATCTGATTTTAATTAGACCCGCTTGATAGGCTTCTAGAGAGTTTACTTGCTTCAGGTATAACATGGCAGGGCCGTAGTTATCTGGCTTAGTTACAATAGCTGGAACAGGAGACTTCTTTTTAGCCTCTCTGTTAGGCCTATTATTATTTAGATAAGCTTTGGATGCAGAGATTGATCTTCTACCCCGGTAGCT